GGAAGATGTTATAACCATTGAGATTAACCACATCCTCGACAAAGTTGGTAAGCCCTTTAGCTGACATGTGTGGGTCAATTTTTTGCCCCAGTGGTGTATTCATAATACCCAGCAAGTTTTGCAGTTCTTGTGCACGTTGTGCAAAGTGACGTGCCCCAACTGGGCGAAGGATGCCATTAGCATTGATATCATCTTTGCTTACAGATACGAAATCCTCTGCGCCGTACTCATCATCAACAACACGAATAACGTCTTGCTCGTCCATATACATATGCGTGGCCTTGAGCATACCATTTAGGCAGTCCTCCATGAACAGTTCTAATTCCAGAACTTTTTCTTGGAAAATACGTCCTGCTGCGTTCTCAAGAGACTGCACTTCAAAAGCAGTCTTCTCTCCGGGGCTCCTCACACCCATCTGTTCCCGTGGTGCACCAGCATACAGTTCCATCTTATCTTCAATAAACTGTATTTCTTGATCAGCAGTGAAGATTACCGACAGGTTCTGGGCCAACTCTGTGACATTGCCATCTTCGTTAACATGAATCTCAGCATTCGGTGCCCAGTCAAACTCATCTACCACACCTTGGATAACCTTAGGCGACATGATCATAAGGTCCATAGCGTTGGCCTTCATGTTCTGGATGTGGTCAATCATATACTGCATACCAACCAGATTATCAAGTGGACCCATTGCCCACAGGTTATCTGGGCGCTTACGCCAGCCTGTGTGGTAGATAGGTGCTTTCTTGTCTAGTGTAGGGATCTCAACATCACGAATAACATGTGATCGGTCCACCACGGTAATTAGACGATCAGTGGTAAGCTCACCTGTGGCTGCGTCGTGATAGTCACCCCAGAACTCAAAGATCTCGATGTACTCTGACTGGTAGTATTCAGATAGGCTCCCAAAGCCGTCTACTTGGTACTGAGTGGCTTTCTCGAACTGATCGGTGGTGTACCCCCTCATAGTCTCCCGAACGAACTCACGGCGCTCTAAAGCGGTTCTCCATGCATCATTACCGGGGTGGGTATCAATCATTTTCTTAATTTCACCAAGAGTCTTGATTGAACGTACAATCTTAAACGTATTCTCGAACTCTTCCGCCAATGGGTTAAAGACAATGTCTTCTGGTGAGATACGAACAAGCTTGGGGCCTACATACTGATTCACCATCTCAGATTCGTTGTTGACCAAGGCTTGGCGGTTCTCAAACGTAGGCATAGCAAAACAGTTGCCGTAGTCGATGTAGTCTAGTGCCAGCTTACTCATAGTGTTTTTAAAACCACCCACACGAGTCTTCGTCTCCATGTAGGACTCAATTGTCTTGGCAGTGTTACGTCGTGCAGCGTCTTTACTGTAAGCCTGCCAAGTCAACCACCTATCATTTGGGAAGAGCGAACTAATATAGTTTGCGTGTAGGTTGTCCCTAATCTGGGTTAGTTTTGGCATTGTGGTTGTATGTGTCCAAGGCAATGCTTTATTGGCTGTAGTGGTGGTGTCAGTGGCGAAGAGATACTTTTTCAACTCTTGGTACTCAGCCATCTTAACTTGGCGTTGTGCGTTGTAAACTTCCCACAAGTGTGTTACAAAGGCAGAGTGCCCATCCGGCACCATCATTGCTCTGAGTTCAGCTACTTTATCTGTGCTCATTAAAAGCCCCCAAATCGGTTTTTGTTCTTGCTTCCTGACATAAAGTCATTCAGCTTAGATTTCATGGATTGTATTGGTGCTACAGCGATGGACACGGCTGACGCCAGTGCATCTTTTGTATCATCGTGCTTAGGACGTGCTTTGACTAGTTCGTCCTCTAGGATCATAGTATCCCCACCTTCGAAGTGCCACATCTTGTAGTCTTCGTATCGGTGTTCTAGTACAGCAGCAATACGCTGCTCTTTAGACCCTTCTTTGCGGGTAGGTCTATATTCTGTGATTGGCAAGGTCATGCCATTCTTTTTAAGGTAATCCTTGATTGAATGTACAATAGTAACCTGCGCTGCTGTTACCTCTGCTTGTAGCCGTCTAAACCCCCACTTAGAGTGAAGCCGTGCTACATGGTTAAAGTAATCAATAGTCTTGGTTGATTTAAACCTGTCGATATCCAATACGTAGATGTTATCTTCGTGGTCAATACCAATAACAACAATAGCTGTGAAGTCAGCAGCTTTCTCTAGCGAGTATGCGAAGTCAATAGCTGCAAAGATGTTTAGCTTTTTGCCGTTGTACTTCCAACCCCCTTCTTTACGAAGGAACCTTGGATTGTAGTATTGGAATTTATCCCGACTAATCCTATCAGATCCGGGGTCATTCGGGTCGTTATAGTACTGGGCGTAGAACTGTGTGTGGTCAGAATACTCTGCCTTAATCCGTGCCAATGATTGCAAATCAAACCCAAAAGCCTTACCATCAGGCCTGACAGACCTTGGCCACAAGAAAATGTTATCCTCTTCCACTTTGTACTCTTTAATTTCCCACACGGGGACTTCCTCGGTGATTTGACCATTCTCGTCAAACAAGGGGTATCGTTGGCCGTTCCAAGTATCATAAATATCTGCTGGATGGTAACGTGTGCCACAGGCCATAGTGAAACCACCGTTGTTACGAATAGAGGTGAACTGCGAGGACTTCTTACTAACAGAATCACGACCATCCTCTGTGTATGCATTCTCTGGTACAACAAGGTCATCTGCTGCGACAATGTCTGCGTGCCAACCTGTGGTGTTGGTTGTTAGGCCTGCTGTGGCAATTGTAGCATCCCTCACACCTTCTATGAGGCGCTTGGGATGATCTACAATAATCTTCTTAGTTGTCCACTTAGTCCGAACACCAACATCTGGGTTTACGTATTCAGGCCAATACTTCTGGAACTGGCGCGACTCTAGGATGTTCTTGATATCGAACAACTGAGTCTCTGCAAGTTCTGCTGTCGCTGACACATATAGGATAGTTACTTCTGGGTGTCTCATGATAATCCACGCACACCAAGTAGCCACCATGTGACTTTTGAGGTGAGCACGTGGCATCATCACGAGTTTGTTACTGGTGGCAATGCCATCACCCATGCCGAAAAGTTTATACTCCTGCATCCATCGGAAGATCTCTTCGTGAATAGATCCATACGCGTATCCGGGGTTAACCAGCTTAGCGAAGAAGTATAGGTCATGGTATGCCCTATCCCTGACCTCCCAACCCTGTTCAGGCATTCTCTCTAGGTATTGTAGGGCTTTGTCAAGCCATGGTGCATCCACAGCAGCATTCTTAAGATATTGTGGAATACGTTCCATTAAGCACCTTTATGCATTTCCAATAATTCAAAATCTTGTTGGAAGCCAGCAGACAATTTCTTATCTTTCTCTAAGGCATCTGCAACTTCGTTTTTGGAAGGACGACCGGCGGCCCTTTTAATCCAACCACGATCAACCAACCATTTACCCGCAGCAAAACTGTCACTGTTTGAAGCTGCTGTGATAATTGTTTGCAACCCTTCTGCTCTTAGGGCCAACTCAAGCTCTTCTCTCCAATCCTCAATGTGAGGTGCGATGATCTTGTTAGCGGAGATTCGTTTCCAATGTTGCCATCCACACAAATGAGCACGAGAAAACTCATACTCAGTCACATCACTCATTTCCAGATAGAGTCGTTTAAGGGAGGGGTAAACCACCCCCTTATACGTTTTGTCTTCATCGTCTAGTGTGTAAACAGCGTTGTCTGTTTTGTAACCAAGTTCAAGAAATAGACCTTGTGTTATGTACCGGCCATTACTATCTTTGAACACACTTTTATCTATTACTTCCATTTTGGTTCCTTATATCGCTGTTGATACCCTATTGCCAGCGTTGTCTGTTGTGATTAGGTAGTCTGTACCGTCTGGTGCTCGTTGAATATAACCGTTACCACTACTACCATTATTATCCCGTCCAAACCGCCAAGCGGCATGTGTTGCGTCGAAACGGAATTGGTCGTTAATTAGTGCTACCCCTAGTGCGCTGTACGGCACCATCAGGAAGTCACTGTTCGCAGATCCAGCCATATAAATACTAGGTGCACCATCGTAACTAATTTGCACAAGGCCATCGTTGCCCACACGGAACTTGTCCCCAAGCTGTAGTAGTGGGATGTCCTCAGCTTCTGAATAAGCTGTGATAACGTGCTTACGTGCAGTTGTAGCCACCCATGTACCACCTGCTTCCGATCCGTAGTTAATAGTAGATGTGTTGTAAAAACGACAACCTACCAAAACCAAACCATCAGCGTCTTCGTCTGCTGTAGTGGATACTAGGCGTAGGTTAGCAGACCCAGCACCCCACGAACAATTAACAAACTGGTGAATGAACGAGTACATGACGATGTCAGTGTAATCCCAATATCCACCGGAGGTAAGGATGTTACCACAGTCTGGACCATAAATAATACTATTTGACCATGGGTGTCCGTTATAGAATTGACCGTTACGGAACATATCAAACTCTACAGAACGAGTAGTGGCTGTGATGATTGGTGCATCCAAATGGAAATCAGCGGTGTAGATGCCGATACCTGTGGTGTCCATAGTCAAATCAGTCTCACCGGGAGGGAAAGAAATACCTCCTTGTCTGTTTCGTCCAGAGATAAGAACACGACTAATACGGAGTTCTGGGTTCTTGCTTTGCGAACCACTAGCAGCAAAAGGCGCACCAGTTTGTGGGTTGAAGTTACCTAGGTGGTTTGCTGTAGCAATCTGGTCGGACACAGCAGTTCTGATACCCATAGTGCCTTTGGCCATATTGAAGATGTGTGCTGAGTCAATAGTTGTCCTGTTGGTGTTAGTCAGGAAGATACCACCACACATGAAGTCACAGTCAATTTCGAAGGTGTTATCAATCGTAACACCATCAACATAGAATACGTTCTCCTGCGCAGTCTTTTTGTCTGTGGTTTCGTAAGTGCCAATAACCATGGCATAGCCGGGGACGGTTGTTACAAGTCCCTCTGTTGGGTGGGTGTGTGTGGCTAGTGGAGATGCGTCAAAAGTTGGCAGTGCTACCAGACGACCATCTGTGAGTTTAACACCGTAGATTGCTCCGGGACCAACATCAAACACACCATCAATATTAGCGTCAAGAGCACCCATAATCCATGGCCTGTTAACGCCAACTCTTTCACCCAAGAAACTGACTGTGGTGGGAGTCTCAAACTTAGCGCCTCCATAGAGGGCGGCGAAGTCCGGGTATGTTACACCAACAAGAGGGGTGTGGGCCAGACCTGCTGACATCGCATCAAGTGCATCTGACATGTCTGTGGTGCCGGGAGTGGTGTTCTCCCCATAGTGTTGTGGAGACACGAATGGACCAGAGGGTGCCCAATATTTAGTACCACCGTTAGTAGTGATAGCTGACCGAAGATCTGTGCTAACCGTTTCAGCATAATTCAGTATGTAGTCATTAGGGGTTTTTACACGAATAGCCCGGAACTGATCAGGTACGTCTGCGGCAATAACTGAGGCCCTATCTGGATATACGTAAGGCAAATCATCAATGATTGCTTTGTCGTCACCAGACATAAGCCCAGATGTAGTTGGAGTTGCTAGTGGAATGGAGCCAACCTCTGCTGGCACCAAAACCTCGCCTTGATAATTGATATCCCCATTAACGTAGATGTCTGCTACGTTAAGGAGATTCTCATTATCCATGTCTAGGTCTGCACCCATGTTGTTGGGTGAGTTACCTGTTCGGCTAACACCATCTTCCAGTGCTGCCTCAATCCTCTCAAAGTTGTCATTAATCAAACTAACATCATACGTGCTTTGGAGGGGTGAGAGTGTTACGTCAATAGACATTAAATTTCCTTACATAGATTGTGTGACTTCTACAATACCGTCATTACCGATATCGTCTGCGTACATTAAAAACCTAGAGAGGTTTCCTGTGAAATCTTTTAGGAGCTGAACTGGTTGATCTATCAGGTTTAACAAGCTAGGTGGTATAGACTGTGTTGCCAGAACCCCATCACTAGCACCCTTGATAAAGTTGTCCAAATGGCGACAAGCGTAGTTATAAGAAACGTTTGTACCTGGGGCCTTGTCCGTGTCGCTTGTTTGCGAGGTGAAATTTACGCCAGCCTCTCTGGACAGAAAGAACATTTGCCCTGTATCAACGCCAGAGGTGGACAGCTCGTAAGCCAACCTGTTGTCGCTATCAATTCGCCAGTCTAGGTGCCTTACAGTTGCAAAGGAACCCTCGTCAGCATAGGTCATGTGCCCTTGTATAGCGATGGAAACAGCGGTTGGCATGGTTGCGCCAAGGGCCGCCTGCAAAACTGCTGGATCAATCTGCATAGTCTCCCCAGCAAGGGTGACTGGCGCTCCTTCTGCTTCGATATAACTAGTCATAAAACTCGACTGCTCTAACTGATACCCCCAAAGCATACAGCCACTGACACCATCGCCAGTATATGCAGGAGGTTCGCCGAAAAAGTCGCCGGTAGCGGACAAATGTAAGATAGGTTTTGTGGTGTTGAACGGAACTACAGTGGCTGAAACCCTGTACCAACCGTTACCTACATAGGTTGAAGTCGCGTTAGACCATGCGTCAGTTGCGTCTCTTACAATCTCCAG